CTTCATCTGCATCGAACCAAAGTACGATCTCATTGTAACCTTGAAGGAACTCTAGGTTTTTCTGGACTGCTTTCTTGGCTGATGCAGCACCACTAGGTAGTGATACTACGGGCCAAGTTGGAAATATCTCTCCGTAAGACACACAATCTAGTTCACCTTCTGTGATGATTATGCGTTTACCACTACTCCCCCATAAATGTTGACCAAAGAATGTACCAGGTGTTTCTCCTTCGTAAGTGAATTGTTTGTCCTTGGTTTTTATCTTAGCACCTTTTACAATGCCAGATGGATCATGATAGTAAAACCTTAGCTTGTCCCCATCACGATATACTTTAAATCTTTCACAAGTAGATTGACTGATCTTGCGTTTCTGCAGCCGTTCGGCTGAGCCTTTGATCTGCACAATAGAATTAGTGTGAATGTGTGTTGTTATTTCTGGTCCATTAGTGTAAGTATGGCATACAAAACAATAGCTATGACCATCTGTATAGAGACTATTGCCATCAGATGAGCCACAACTATTACATAATTCATGTCTTACAAACTCAGAGGAGCCATTCGATTGGGATGTTATGGAAGGAAGTCCACGGTATGTCGTGTTTGTCACACCATTTAGCGTATGTTGTTTTTGATTTCTTGCTGATTGTATTAAAGGGTGCCTGGAAGACCATACGTAAATCTAATTTAGGATGCTGTTGTTTGACTGCTTTAATCTTGCGTCTGTCATCAGCATCCCAATAGCCTTTACATTCTAGCACAACGCCATTCGGTAAGAAAAAGTCTGGCGTGTATAAATGTGGAATTGTATAAGGTACTTTTTCAGTTTCATATTCGTACTTGACATCCAGGTTGCAAAGAAGATCAGCGACCTTCTCTTCAAGACCTGATCGGAATGCCACTAGAAGTCATCCTCAGTGCTCTCAGACGGCGTTACATTAGGCTCACCAGCCTTGAACCCTTCAGTTTTACCAAAGAGTGCTGCAACATTTTCTGGAGACATATCACCGGTATCTACACCAGCTGATGTATTGAGAGACACCAATTGTACACCAACCAGTTTAAGGCTTGTTCCATACGTAACTCCATCACGGAGGATATACGGCTTCTGATAGAACGCAAGCTTAACACGACTGCCAGCATACATAGGTGTATTGTCATCAGAAATAATTGTTCCTTCAGTATCCACAACAGGTGGTCTTGCTTCTTCATTCCAAGAAAACTTTACTTTATATTGTCCTTCAGTTACTTCTTCCCAAGGCTCAGGCTTGAGTGTAGAACGCTTAGGATTCTTCAATTTAGTTTCAGCCCACTTAAGGGACTCAACTCTATCATCTTCTAGTGCATCAACCATTGATTGATCAACTAGAGCAGCAAGAGAATAACCAAACTTACTTGGTTTCAGTACAGCTTGATATCCTTCAAGGACTACAGGCTGTGCGGTTTTGTGGATTTGACGTGGCATTAGCAGAAAAAATAAGTGGAATCAATTACGGAGCTAGGTTCTAGATCTCCAATAATCGGTGGGTTAGACTCTGCGCCTATTTGGTTAGCAAAGTCTTGCAAGTAATTGTGTTCGGCAAAGAGGTGCATATATGTCTCTCGTACAATTGCACTGAGAGCAGACATGTCGGTAGCACGACACAATACAGAATCATGAATGAGAGCGATCGGTGCATTGAAAGCCAATGCGCTGAAGTGGAGCAAGGAAGCATCGAGTGAATGTATTAAGTTGGGTGCTGTTGCGTTCTTATGGTGTTGTTTGTCAACCTTGTCGCTATCTTGTGTAGCAACAGTAAGTTTACAATCACCCATCAATTGCAATTCAATGCGTATTGTTTCTTTCTTCATGAGCTTTTGAGTAACAATAAAACCTGATGGTGTAGACCATGTTAGTTCTGTTTTACCCAAGTCGATTGCTTTAGCAACCTCAGATTCAATCCAACTCATGACAGCCATAGGACCAGGTACGACCTCATCCATAGCATTTCTAACAGCGATGACAGTTTTTGTCAAGTCATCTTTATCAATCTCAATACCCTTTTCAAGTAGTGCGTCCTTGATGTACCCACGATTAGAAAAAGGTTTTGCATTGTAAGGTACGGTCATTACTACTTTTTTGACCGTCTTTCTATCCATATAAGGTTGAATAGACTTAGGACAAAAAGGTGTAGCAGTTTTAGCTACGACAGCATAAGCATCTTGTGGTTTATCAGACGGTAATACGTTAACTAGACTAGCAGTATTCTTATCTTTAGCAAGACCTGCTAATATCTGTAACCCACTACAAGTAGCATCTGTAGCTATAGGCAAGCTTGTAAAATGACGATCACACTTAAGCACACAATGGTAATACTCATCACATGCCGACAAAAATTGCCATGGCTCATCTGCTGCCTCCCATTCGTGTATGTGTAAGATAGGATCACTAGCGACACAAGATATAATATGAGTATTGTTCTTTACCCAATCTAATCTTTCTTGCATCGTAGCTTTATTTAGACCATAAGTAGTAGCTACTTGAAATGCTAACCAGTCTTCAGCTTCAGGAGTCATGTAAGCTGGTTCAGCAAAAGACAATAAACTTTTTCCAAAGTCTGTGTCTTGTGGTGTTAAGAATGCAGGGATTGGGTAAGCTCTACCTCTGTAATCAAAAGACCAAGGAATAAAGAATTTATCTTTACTCTTAAATCTTTGTACAGCTTCCATTGTCATTCTTGTTCTACATGACTTCTTAAACTCTTGAGCTTGTAGATTGTAAACATTAGCAGCTTGTCTATTATAACTATGACGAGCTTCTTTATTATCTGCTATATCTACAGGTTTAGGAGGTAAGTCATGATGAATAATAGGGAGAAACTTACCGACAGCTCGTTCCAATCTATCTAGTTCTTCCGCTACACCCACAGTAAATGGGTTTAGACGGTAAGCAACCTTCTGAATTCGGTTCAAGAACTCAATAGGTCTCTCTCCCTGTATACATGTCGGATCTCCCCTTCGTACCATAGAATGGCCTCGCATCACCTCATTTAGGATGTAACCGCCACATTTTTCATGTGTCCAGTCATTAGGTTCGATGAGCATTGGCCAAGCAAGTGGGCTGAATAACTCAGCATCACGCATTACTGCGTCCTTGATCTCAAGGAATTCTGGAGTTGGTACAACATAGTGGACACGTTTGCGTCCTTCTTGTTGCATGTCTTTTGTGAACCACCCGCTGCTTTGCATGATGCAGTCAAGTAACCAGCCTCCAAGTTTAATGCGATTAGCTCTGCCCCATGCATCCCATTGTTTAACGTCATAGCGATTCATCAAAGTACGGATCACAACTATTTTTTGTTGTGTACCTATTGAACGATGCCAATAGTTTTCTTTTAATACATGTAACAAGCCTGGTGCATGTGTTTCGTAATGACGCATCTGGCATTCTTGCTCAACAGCAAGACCAATGGCATCACACACATTTACTGTTTGATTGCTTTTGTCTTTATGTGAAAAGACTTTATCAAACGTTAGTTTAACAGCTAATGCAGCAGCTGCCAAAGGTTCAACATCAGCAAGATACTTTTGTATTTCTTTGAAAGCTACACCTGTTTTACCACGTTTAATGGCATACTCTACAGTGTCTTCAATACGTGCAACCACAAGAGGCAACAAGGTATCGATAGAAGCAGCTCCGTATACAGTAGCAGACGCATACGATTTACTTTCTAAGTCGTAGGTGTTTTTATGTAGACGTTTGAGTCCTTGTGAAATAGCATCACGCTCAAGTTGAATCTGCTCGTCAATCTCCGCTGGTGTAGGCAATAGGCTCCTCCGCTGCGTCCTTGTTGGGTGTGTATGTGAAATCGTAGCATTGAGCTAGCTCAGGGTAGTCCTCACTAAACTCTTCAAATTGGTCAATCGTAATCAGGCTCATCGGTGTTTTTTGGTGGGTTGAATTGTAGTGCATCTTCAGTACAAACTATAAACTCTGTACCTTTTAGCATCAGTTGTCGCACTTTTTTTTCTGCTGATGCTGGTCGTTGGTATGTATACTCTTTGATCTTACCGCTTGGCCTTGTCTCTCTAATGATACAAAACACTGAGCTAGGTAGTTGCCAGCCGTG